GGGTCTTTTTTAAAAAGAGTTTTTATCTCTTGACCGAATGGTCAGCTTTTTTCTTCCTATGCCAAATTAAAGCGAGGGGACGTTATTAAAATAAAAGAGTGTGAAATAGAAACGCTAATTCCTTACATTAACAATGCCAGGACTCACTCTGATGAACAGGTTGCACAGATAGCTGCCAGTATAAAAGAGTTCGGGTTTAACAATCCTATATTGTGTGATGGGGATAAGGGTATCATTGCCGGTCATGGTCGATTGATGGCAGCAAGAAGGCTTGGACTTTCTAAAGCCCCAGTGATTGAGCTTTCACATTTATCTGACATACAAAAGAAGGCTTATATCCTTGCTGATAATCGATTGGCAGACAATGCCGGTTGGGATGAGGAACTTATAGGGATCGAACTTGAAGCATTGAGTGCAGAGGAATTTGATATTGAGTTGACCGGCTTTAGTTTAGAAGAAGAAAAGAAAGGGTTGACCGAAGATGATGCTGTTCCAGAGGTTGAAGAATCTATTTGTGTCCTGGGGGACTTGTGGATACTTGGTGAACACCGGCTTTTATGTGGTGACAGCACAGACATTGAACAGGTTGAAAGATTGATGGATGGACATAAGGCGGATATGGTTTTTACTGATCCGCCTTATGGGATGGGTCTTGATACTGACTACTCTCAAATGAGTCATAAAGAGGATTCTAAGAAATCCAAAGGTGTCAAAGACAGTAAGGAATATAGGCCCGTAATTGGTGATGATAAGCCGTTTGACATGGGACTGTTTGACTGGATTGATTGCAAAGAACAGTTTTGGTGGGGTGCTGATTATTATAGAGAAACAATACCAAAGGATGGCGCTTGGTTTGTGTGGGATAAAAGAACAGAAGATAATTTTGATAAAATGTATGGAAATACATTTGAATTGTGCTTTTCAAAGCAAGTTCACAAAAGGATGGTATTGAGAATCAGGTGGTGCGGAATATTTGGGAGTGAACAAGAGAGAGGTTCAAATAGGGTACATCCAACACAGAAGCCGATAGAGTTATGTCAATGGTTTATCGATAAGTTTTCACAAGTTGATGGTCGTGTTTTTGATGGATTCCTCGGTTCAGGCAGCACATTAATAGCCTGTGAAAAAACAAACCGCAAATGCTACGGCATGGAATTAGACCCACATTATTGTGATGTAATTATAAAACGGTGGGAAGAATCCACCGGTGGAAAGGCGGTCTTAAATGGCAGGGCGTAAAAAATTGCCGACACAACTAAAGTTATTAAAAGGGACACAACGGGCAGACCGGTTAAACCCAAATGAACCGATGCCTGATATTGGTATTCCAGAACCACCGGAGTTTTTATCAGAAGCAGGGCTTATTGAATGGAACAGGATTTCAAAGCAATTGGTTGACCTGGGGCTTCTTTCTAAAATAGATATGGCAGCATTGGCAATATATTGTCAGGCTTGGGGAAGGGTTGTAAAATATGAGAAGATCATTGCAGGCAAAGGAGAATTATATAAAACAAGTAACGGTAATATTATTCTTTCTCCTGCAATGTGGGTTTTAAACAAAGCCTATGAACAAGTATACAAGTTTGCAGGGGAATTCGGAATGTCACCGGCAAAGAGGGCAAGTGTTACTGCAACGAAGGTTAAAGATAAAAAGAAAGACAAGTTTAAGGAGTTCGGCACTTGAAGCATCCTTTAACAAATAAAGCGAACAAGTATGCCAGGGATTGTGTTTCTGGCAAGGTTAATGTTTGCTTACAGGTTATCCAGGCTTGCCAAAGGCATCTTGACGATATGGAAAGAAAAGACTTTCCGTTTGAATTCGATATGGATAAGTGCGAAAGGTTTTTAAGGTTCGGGGAACTGATGCCCCATTCAAAAGGGGATTTAAGCGGGAAAACGCTAAAGTGGGAACCTTGGCAATGTTTTTGTTTTGGGGTTCCTTTCGGGTGGGTCAGGAAAGATAATGGTCTAAGACGGTTCAATGAAATGTTTTTACTGATACCAAGAAAGAACGGGAAAAGTTTTGGTGCTGCAGTTGTCGGGAATTATATGTTTTCAGCCGATGGTGAAAAAGGGGCAGAGGTTTATAGTGCTGCCGGCTCAGAGAAACAGGCAGACTTTGTATTTGCTCCTGCCTGGAAAATGGCGAAACAAACACCGGCATATAAAAACCGATTTAATATAACCTTAATGGGAACACCGGAAAACCCTGGAAAAATGTGTTCCTTGTCTGATGGTTCTTTTTTTGAAAGAGTGATCGGCAATCCTGGGGACGGTGGGAATCCTCATTGCTGGATACAAGACGAATACCACGAGTCTAAGACCAAAGACTCCTATGATACCGGAAAGACCGGCATGGGGTCCAGGAAACAGCCTATGCTATTGTCAGTCACAACAGCAGGGACAAATACCAAAGTTCCATGCTTTGATTTACAAAAAAGGGTTGAAAAAATATTGTCCGGTGATCTTGTAAATGAAGAATTGTTTGCTGTAATTTATACGATTGATAAGGATGATAAATGGGAAAACTTTGAAACCTGGAAAAAAGCGAATCCGAATTTAGGTGTTTCAGTTTTAGAACCTTATTTAAGGTCACAGCTTCACACGGCCTTGCAGTCACCACGGGACCAGAATTCAGTTAAATGTAAACACTTAAACGTATGGTCAAATGCTGGTCAGGCTTGGATGAATATGGTCGAATGGGGTAAATGTGAAGAAAACCTTAACATAAACGACTTCAAAGGGCTTCCGGTTTCTCTTGGATTGGACTTGGCATCTAAGATTGATATTGCATCCAAGATGTATCTTTTTAAAAAAATCATTGATGCTAAGAGTCATTATTACCTGTTCTCAAGGCATTGGATACCGGAAGAACGGACATTTGACGAAGAATATGCCCATTATGCCGGTTGGGTGCATACAGGCTTTTTAACGGCAACTCCAGGTGCGAGGATTGATATACATGAGATTCAGGAAACAATAAAACAGGATGCAAAAGATTTTGATTTATCCGGATCAGAGAATGGTGGTGGTGAAGTCTGCAACGATCCTTGGAATGCACAGCAGCTTATAACAAATTTATTGAATGTCGGGGTCCAGTGTGTGGAGATACCTCAAAATGTTTCTTTCTTGTCTGAACCAATGAAAGAGATTGAAGCGTGTATCAGGGATGGAAGTTTTCACCATGACGGGAATCCGGTCACAACCTGGATGATGGCAAATGTTTGTTGCAGGGTTGATAAAAAAGATAATATTTTCCCTTTTAAAGAAGGGGATGAAAATAAAATAGACGGTGCTGTTGCAACAATAACGGCAATGGCAAGGGCAATGTATGATGAAGGCATAAAATCAACACCGGTTCCAACATTTGTATGAGGTTATTATGAAAATTGATTTGTCGGATTTATTAATACTGCTTGGTTTGGGGTTGATGGGGTACGGTCTTTATTTGTTTCAGTCCTTGCCTGTATCAATCATTTCAGTTGGTATAATTATTTTAAACTTTGGAATATTACGGTCAATCGTGGGCAAAAGGTAAAATATGGGATTATTTACGAAGATTTTAAGGAACCTTTCAGGACAAATATCTGCTTACGATGATTTCTGGTATGGTCCTGCACAAACGACAAAAGCAGGGGTGAAAGTTGATGAAAAAGAAGCCCTGAAATATTTAACGGTCTTGGCTTGTGTTACTCTTATAGCAGGAGATATTGCTAAATTACCCTTAAATTTATACAAAAAAAGAAAAAGTGGTGGTAAAGACTTAATAACAGATCATCATTTATACGATATTCTTCATAATAGACCGAATCAGGACACAACTTCTTTTAATTTTCGGGAAACTTTACAAGGGCATCTTTTATTATGGGGCAACTCATACGCCTTTATAGACAGGGAAGATATTGGTGGAAAGATAAAAAATTTATGGCAATTACCGGACCCTGGTCAAATAAAGATCCATAGAAATAAAAAGAACGAGCTTTTATACACATATAAAGTCAATGGTGAGGATAAGGTTAGGACAAGGAGAGAGGTTTTTCACATTCCGGGGTTTGGGTTCAATGGTCTTGTCGGTAAGTCAATGGTCGGGCTTGCACGGGAAGCCATTGGGCTTGGGCTTGCAACAGAAGATTTCGGTTCTACTTATTTCGGTGAAGGGACTCATCCTTCAGGAATTTATAAAATAAAGGAAACTTTAACGGAAGAAAACAGGAAACAATTCAATGCAGCATTAAAAGAAGGGTTTTCGGGGCTTGGAAAGGCTCATAAGGTCATGGTTGCAGAGGGTGGGGGAGAATACCAACCATTAACCGTTTCGATGGACGATGCTCAATTTTTAAGCACCAGGGACTTCCAAAAGAAGGAAATTTGCGGAATGTATCATGTTCCACCGCACAAAATAGCCTTACACGGGGCAAATTCTAACCGGAATAATCTTGAACAAGAAAACGGTTCGTATGTGGACTCCTGCCTAATGGGTTGGATTGTCAGATGGGAAAGTGCAATCTCTTTGCAGCTTTTAACAGAACAGGAAAGAAGATCAGGTTTATTCTTTGAATTTGCAGTTCAGGGTCTTTTAAGGGGTGATTCTCAAGCAAGGGCAGAGTTTTATAATAAGATATTCCAGGTTGGTGGTATAAGCCCTAATGAGATAAGAGCTAAAGAAAACATGAATCCTGATCCTTCACCGGAAGCCGATAAAAAGTATATTATGCTCAATATGATACCTTTGGACCAGGCAGATGAACCGTTTGATACAGATTTTAGAACATTTTTCAAGGAACCGGAAACCAGAATTTCAGAATCTCAGTCTATAAGATTACGGGACCGGATACAAAAACAATATGCCCCATTGATTTATGATGCTGCCAGGGCGGTCGTAAATAGAGAAACCAAAGCGATCAAGAAGGAAGCATTAACACCGACAAGAGATAAAACTTCCATGAAGGTCTTTTTGAATGATTTTTATGAGAAATTCCCTGAATATATTGAACAGAAAATGGGACCGGTTTTAAGGTCTTACATTTCGTCCATTATAGATGCCACAAATAATGAACTGAAAACTGAAGAAGATTTAGAAAAAGATACTCAGGAATATGTTGATACTTACACTTTAAGACACGTTTCTTCTTCCAAGGGTCAGATGCTGGCAATTGTTCCTGACGGAATGGATGCCATAGTTCAAAGAGCAGATGAATGGCAGGACAAAAGACCGGACAAGATAAAAGCAGACGAAGGGGTCAGGGCATCAAATTTTGCTTTCCAGGCAGTTGTATGGTCGGCAGGGCTTTCTACAGTCTGGAGAATAAGAGGGGCAGAAACTTGTCCATATTGTAAAAGCTTGAACGGGAAAAAGGTGGGTCGTGGACAAAGCTTTGTGAAGTCTGGTGACAAATTAGACCCTGCCGGTGCTGACGGTGTAATGAAAATAAACGGTACTAAATCTCATCCTGGGTTGCATCAAGGTTGTGATTGTTATTTATCTATAATTTAAGAGGTGAACATGAAAGAAACAAGGACAATAAAAACACCGGTCAAGGTTGAGAAACGAGGTGACGGGACTATAAAAAGCATTGTCGGGTATCCTATTATTTATAATAAAGACAGTGAGGACATGGGATTTATCGAACGGATAGCACCAGGGGCAGCAACAAAAGCTTTAAAGGCTTCAGATGTTAGGGGACTTAAAAACCATGACGCTTCTTTAATCTTTGCCAGATCAGGGGTGAACCTTACTTTGGTTGAGGACAAGACAGGCGTTAAGATGGAAGCGACTCCTGTAGACACTCATAATTTTAGAGAAACGGCAAAAGAGGTTGATCTTGGATTACTTGACGGTCAATCTTTTTCCTTTAATATTCTTGCAGATGAATGGAAAGACCTTGAATCTGATAAACCTCAAAGGACCATAACTGAATTCGGCTTAATATACGATGTTGGACCGGTTACTTTCCCTGCTTATCCTGATACTACAGTGGGGCTTAGAACGCTTGAAGAAGCCAGGAAAGACGTTATTCCAGAAACAAGAATAACGATTATTGAGGGTGACACTGAACACGTTTTTACCGGTGAGAATCGCTTTGACGATGCTGCCGAAAAAATAAGGGCAATAGCAAATCCAACGATCCCTGCTGCTGCTAACACTGAACCTGATCCAACGATCATTGAAGGTTCTGTTTTGGATAGGATAAATTCAACTTTAGAGAGGTATAAAAAATGAACATCAAAAAAATGAAAGAGGACATTGAGATTATCGTTAAACAGCTTGGCGATATGAGATCATTAATTGAGTCTGAAAATAGAAAACCGAATGAAGAAGAACGCAAACAGGCGAATTCTTGGTTGAGTGAGATTGACGAGCTTGAAGCAAATATTACCTTGGAAAAACGAACACAGGGTATGCTCAGCCGTACAAAAAAATCTGCAAAAGAACCAGATATAACTCCTGTCAGTGCTATTGAACAGGAAAAAAGGGACACCTTTGCTTCTGACGGTGAGTTTTTAATGGCTGTTATGAATGCTGCTGTTCCAGGGAGAGCGGTTGATCCAAGACTCTCCACAAGAGCAGCAACAGGGTTAAATGAGGGGATTCCTTCTGATGGTGGTTTTCTTGTCGGAACGGAAATGTCAACCAGACTCTTGACGAATACTTGGGCAAGCGGTCAAATCTTGCCACAGGTTAACAAAGTAACTCTTGGTGGAAATGCCAATTCAATGACATTTAACGGAATTGATGAAACATCTAGAGTGAACGGCTCCAGGGCAGGGGGAATTGTATCATATTGGGTAAATGAAGCAGATACCATTACACCGTCAAGACCTAAGTTCAGAAAGATTGATTTGAAACTAAACAAACTTGTTGGGGCTTGTTATGTTACAGAGGAAAACCTGGACGATGCTCCAACCATCCAGCAAATTATAGAAGCCGGTTTTGCAAAAGAGTTTGAATTTAAGCTGACTGATGCGATTATAAACGGTTCTGGTGCAGGACAGCCTTTGGGTATTCTTAATTCAGGTTGTATGGTTTCTGTAAGCAAAGAAGCTGGACAGGCTGCATCGACAATTGTATATGAGAATGTTTTAAAAATGCGGATGCGAATGATAGCGGCATCAAGACCAAATTCAATTTGGATTATTAATCAAGATTGTGAAACTCAATTAGATTCTATGTCCTTGGCAGTTGGTACTGGTGGGGTTCCGGTTTATCTTCCTGCCGGTGGTGCTTCAGCACAACCGTACAGCACTCTTTTTGGTCGTCCAGTGGTTCCGATTGAGCAATGCGAAACGCTAGGAACAACCGGTGATATAATGTTGTGCGATTTTTCACAGTATCAAGCGATTGATAAGGGTGGAATGAAAAGCGATGTATCTATTCATGTGCAGTTCCTAACAGACCAGCGTGTTTTTCGGTTTACGTACAGATTTGACGGGGAACCTGTCCTTGGTTCGGCAATCACTCCATTTAAAGGAACAAACACTCTTTCCCATTTTGTTAAATTGGATACAAGAGCATAAAGAGAGGTATAAAAGATGAAATTTCCAGAAATTTATAAAGTAGTACCGATTGCAAGCGATATGGACGTAAGTGCTTCAGCAACAAATCCATGTGATTCTATTAACATGAAGAATTACCACCATGCAACCTTCCTTGTTAACCTTCAGACACTTGGCGGGGCAGCACTTTATTGCGAAGTGTATTCAGGGGCAACGGATGGTGCTTTAACCAGTGCCTTGACCTTTCACTATGCTTTTATGGGTGCAGCAGCTTTGGCAGCAAATGCCGATGTTTTAGCAGCAGATGCCACAAGTGCAGCACTGGTAATTGCTCATGCAACATATGATAATTATATGTTGGTTGTTGAAGTTGATGCAAGTGATATGGATGTTGCAAACGGAGAAAATTGGTTAACACTTTCTTTCCCTGATACAGCAACCGGGGCAACCGGCAACCTGTCAGCAGTGGCAATCCTTGAACCACGTTATACCGGCAATCGGTCATTAACTGCCTTGACTTAAAATCCTGGGGGTGTAAAAGCCCCCTTAAAAGGAAGGTGACAAAATGACAATGCATATATATTTCAACCAGGATAAGGACGGTTACAAAGAAGGACAAAGCTGTTATGTCGAAAGAACTTTAGCAAGACGGTTTTGTGAGAACGGAGTGGCTATTCCTTACCAGAAACACTTGGATAATATTTATGATGCTGAACAGGCAAAGAAGCCTGTAAAGAAAAAGATGATCTTTAAATCGGTATCTAAGAAACAAAAAAAAGCTGAAAAGGCTACAAAATAGGAGTGCTGACAAATGGCAAACTATGCAGCAAGCACAAGAGCAAGAATATCTGATTTAATCAACGGCATGAGAGTTGAAACAACCATTGCTTTAGGAACGGCAAAACTGATCCAGGCACAGGAAGAAATTTTCAACGTGTATGGTGAAATAAGGGTTCATGGATTATGGTTTGAAGTTACGACTGCAATCTCTGCAACCGCAACCACCATGCTTTTTAATGCAACATTTACGACACCGGCAATCGCAGTCCAGCCGATGACCGGAGCGAGTGGGTCTTTAAGTGGTGTTGCTGCCGGTATTAAGGTCAAGTCTGTAGGTGGGGCAGTGGCAACAGCAGCAGTGATTACAGCAACGGCAGGAATCTCTGATATAGCTCCTGCTGCTCAAGACATTGGTGGTGCAGGATTTATTGGCACTATCGGACAGTTAACAGGCACAGCCAACGCAACAAGTGGAGCAGGGAAGTTTGTTCTTTATTATACTCCACTTTCAGCCGGTGCTTATGTTGAAGCAGCTTATTAATTTTAACGGGGGTGTAAAAGCCCCTTATGAGGTAAAGCATGGCAATTACAGTTACGAGTCCACAGGCAACGGTAGGGTTTATTAAAAATGCGGTAAGTGCCGATGCTTCAGGGACCGAAGAAATTTTAGCGGGAACAGCCGGTAAAAAAATAAAGCTTAAACACGTTACAATGAACAACTTAACGGCAGGGGCATTGACCTTTACTTTATCAGGGGCAGCAGCTTTAATTGGTGCGGTTTCAATCGGGGCAAACAGTTCTTTACAATGGGATTTTAATCCACCGATGGAACTTGCAACTGCTCAAGCTTTAGAGATAACAGCCGGTGCAGGAAACATTTGTGTCTTTTGCCAGGGAACCATTGAATAATATTAAAACAGAATACTATTTATTTAAGAGAATTTATATCAGGGACAAACTCAAATTTGGTTAGCTTTCAAAGTTGGTATGAACACACAGACAAGGATTGAACATGGCTTTTATAGATAAAACAGACTTAAAAACAGAACTTGGAATATCAGGGGCAACGGATGATGCTTTGTTAACTATATTGGCAACCTCTGTTATGTCTATTTGGGACATGATAACCAATAGGACTTGGGCTTCAACAACTTATGCTGAATATGTTGACGGGTATGGGTTCTCTTTCTTTAGAACAAAGAATTATCCTATAAGTGCTATTTCCAGGGTAGGGGTTGGTACAACGGGGGTTATGACGATTGAGAACACCGGAACCGAATCCACAGCAACTTGTGAAGTTCTTTCAACAGGTTTAAGCCTTGTATTAGATAGTGGAACACCGGACGTTACCGTAACCTGGGTTGCCAATACAACAGTGACAGCAGTGGTTGCTGCAGTGAACGCTTTGGGATCGAATTGGGCAGCAACAACAGTATCAGGATATGGTGATTTTAAATCTTCAGAGATATTAACAATGTTTCCTGCAAGCTGTATTGATTCAGCAGAGATTTATTTAAACATTCCTGAAATTTACTTAAACAAATACACTTTAGATAAGGAAGCCGGGATTGTTTATCCGAACTTTAAAATAAAGGATTCTTATCAAACTGTTATTATAGATTATACAGCAGGGTACACTGATGCAAATGTCCCTGCCTGGTTAAAACAATTATTAGTCAGACAAGGATGCTTCTGGTTCACTCAGGCACAAGGAAGGGAATGGGGGACGAGTTCTAAAAACTTTGGTCCTGATGGTGGTACAATGGCATTTACAAAATTGACAGATAATCTTTTACCGGAATTCATGGCAATGGCTAAAAGGAACATGAAGCATGGACTTTAGTTTTAAAATAAAAAAACCTAAGTTGCCGGATAACTTTACAGATATGTTTCTTTCTCCTATGCAAAAGTATATGAAGGAAGCCAGGACCACTACTAAAAATCGCTTTATGTCAGGCATGAGTGATAAACGCCTTGCAACCAAGACAGGGGCTTTAAAACGAAGCTTAACGTACTCTGTAAAGGAAAGACAAGACTCTCTTGTGGGGACCATGAAGTCCTCAAGTATTTATGCTCCTGTTCACGAGTTTGGGGGAACCATTCATCCAAGAGGGTATCCAATTAAAATTAAAAAACGATCTTTCATGTATCCGGGGCTTATTTCAGGAGTTGACCGGTTTGAGAAGCTAATATTTGAATCAGTTCAAAAGGGTTGGGACAAATGACCATATCATTACAGAATACTATTATAAACTCTATTCTTGCCACGCTTGCAAACATTACGGTTGCAAAAGGGTATCAGACAAATATAGATACGATAATGAGGGGCATACGGGACTTACAGGATATGCAGGGAAAGATGCCCGGGATTGCTTTATGGAAGGAACGAAATAACAGGGTCGATGATTACCAGACAGGCTCACAAAGTATCCTTGTCCTGCACGTTTGGGGCTTTGTAAAAGTGGATGCCAGAAATAACGATTATGATGCTTTGGATAAGTTTGCAGCAGATGTTGAAGCTGTTTTGACTAACGCAACATATAATTCTTACAGGAATGATACTTTTATCAGGGACACTGTTTTTTTTGAGGGTGGTGCAGATAATAATCATGGTATCTTTGACATGGTTGTTGACGTAAGATATTTTTATGACATGGGGGATATATGAAAAGTTATCGTGGTTTATTTAAATTAAGTTGTAGCAAAAAATGTAAAAAGGTAAATGAATGTCAGGCAAGCTGTATTAATTGCCCTGATGTTCTTTTTAATGTAATTGATCTTAACGGTAAAGTTGTTGCCACAAGGGTCAAGAAAACCAAGAAAAAGGAGAAGTAAAAAATGGCAGGGAACACAGCACCAATTCACGGCAGAGTTTGCAGGATTGACGATGGTGGGTCATTAATTGATTATTCAGTGGATTGGTCAATTAATGCCAGTATTGATTTAAGTGATGCTTCAAGGCAGGGTCAGGCATGGAAAGAAAACGTAGTTGGTCAGGGTGGTTGGAATGGATCAATGACTTTCCATTTTGTTGCCGGTAATACTGAACAGAAAGCATTGCTTGATAACATTATCACTGCTTCACCAGGAACAAAAATTACAGACCTTAAATTTATGCTTGAAGATACTGGGGACTATTTCTCAGGGAATATCTTTTTGAATGGATTTGCCACAAGTGCAAGCGTGGGTGACACTGTTAATTGTTCCTTTGATTTTACAGGTGACGGGGCATTGGCTCTCACTGTAGCATAAGGGGGGTGAATAATGGCTTCACCGACAACACCGCAACATGGCAGACATGGGGCAATATATAGACTCAGACCGAACGGTTTCTCAGGGGCAGGGCTTAATGATGTTACCTGGGGAACCGCTTATTCTGCTGCTGACTCTGCTTTCTTTGAGGTTGAGATTGATGCAGAGGGAACCCCGGATACTTTTAAATGGAGAAAAGACGGGGGTGCGTATACTGCAACGGTTGCGATTACCGGAGCAGCACAAGCCCTTTCCGACACTCAGACAATTACTTTTGCTGCAACAACAGGTCATACGTTATTGGATGAATGGACGGTTGGGAACTTGTTTGCAGAACCTTGCACTGCTTCCGGTGCTTCGGCTCAGATAACCGACACAACCAAAAGGATTCTTGACCCTAATAATCCACCGGTTTTTACTGATGATGGCGGGAAAACAGTTTTAAGAATTGATTATACAACCGGCACTGCTTATTTTACAGGCAATGTTGGAACTGTAACGGTTGCAGGGAACCTCGGACAAATTGAAACGTCTGGTTTGGAAAAGGTTGGGTATCTTACCGATTGGTCTTTTAATATCACTCTTGATTTGGCAGATCAGTCTTACATGGGTCAGAAGTGGAAACACAATACAGTAGGTCAAGGATCAGGAACGGGGAGTGCATCAAGCTTTTTTATCGGTTCTGATTCAATGATTGACGGCATTACGAATAAAGAGTTCTTCTTTTTGCAACTCTTTAATTACGATCCAGACCAGGACCAGACAGGGGATCATTTTAATTGTTGGGTTTTGTTTTCTGGTGATGCTGTTGCAGGATCAGTTGGGGATAACGTAAAAGAAACACTTGATTTTACTATTGATGGGACTCCATCATTTACAGCTAATGTTTAATAGCGAAAGGGTTTGACATGAAGTTACAAATGTCAAGGGAAACGTACAAGGCAAGATGGGTTAAGTATGAAGATTGCGAATTGTTTTTAAGACCTTATCCGATAGGCAGGAACGATTTTATCATGTCGGTAGATCAGTCTTTAACAGTTCCAGGGGAACAGCGTAAAAGCATTTTTATGTACTCTGTTGAGAACTGGCGAAAGATTGTTGATAGCAATGACAAAGAATTAAAATGCACAAAAGAAACAAAAGAAAGGGTCTTTGATTATAATTTGGGTGGTATTGCCGGTTTTGTGTATTCATGGAATGTCGGGTTTGAGTCTATTATTAAAGGCGAACTTGAAAATTTGCAGCATGGGCAGGATGGAAGTTCGGCAAAGGAAGTTCATCTTGCCGAAAATGTAGAATAGCGGTTAAAGACGGTTTTGTAAAAGTTAAGTGCAAGGGTGAACCGTATGTTAAAAAGTGTAAAAGGGGGGTGGTGGAATTTCTGGACGAATCGAATTCTGACTTCTATTATTTATTTGGCAAGATTTTGCCAGGGTTCCACCACCCTTCAAGCGGTTTCAATATGACACTGATTACAAATATTTTAAACGACTTTCAAATTGAAGCAGATCAACGTCCCTTGTTTTGGGAAAAAATCAATATCGTTATACTGAAGATAAAAGAGATTCAAAATGGCTAAGACATTAAAATTAGAATTAGTTGTTGATGATAAAGGTTCTTTAAAGGTTAAGAAGTTTGGTGATAATATAGACAAGAGTACCACTAAAGCTTCAAAGGGCATGAAAAGCCTTGCTCTTGACACGGCAAGCGTTAAAAAAGCCCTTGGCATAACGTCAGTTGCTTTGGTTGCTTTTGGTACTACTGCTGCAGTTGGGATGGGCAAAGCCATAAAAGCAGCAAGTGACCTGGAAGAAACAACAGGTAAATTCAATGTTGTTTTTGAAAGCAATAGAAAAGAAGCTGAAAAAATGGCAAAAGTCCTTGTTGATTCTTATGCAATGTCAACAAAGGAATCAAAACTTTATCTTTCCAGTATTCAAGACTTATTGGTTCCAATGGGCATGGCTTCCGATGAAGCCCTTAAAATGTCAAATGAAGTTGTAAAGCTTGCTGCTGATTTGGGGTCATTTAATAATTTGCCAACGGCAACGGTAATGCTTGATATTCAGAGTGCTTTGGTTGGTAACTTTGAAACCATGAAAAAATACGGGGTCGTTTTAAACGAAACTGTAATAAAGCAAGCTGCTTTGGACATGGGTCTTTGGAACGGTAAAGGTATGGTGGATGCTAACACTAAAGCCTGGGTTGCATTTAAACTTATCTTAAAAGGTTCTGCTGCTGCAATTGGGGATCAAAAGAGAACAATGGGTTCTTTTGCCAACCAGATGAAGCAGTTGAAAGCTAATATCGAAGACATTTCTGCTGCTATCGGGGTCAAGCTTTTACCTGAAGTAACTGAATGGGTCTTTCAGACCAATGAAATGATAAAACAGAATCCAACTGTTATAGATCAGCTTGGAGAATTTTCTAAGAATCTTTTGGTTGTCGGGACATCTTTGATTAAAGCCGGTGGGTTCAGTGTTAAATTCTTTAATGCGATGGTTGATATTTCCAAAGCAATGGGTCTTGCTTCAACCGGTCTTATAAGTTGGAAAACTGCGATACTGGATGGTGTTTCTACTGTTAAGCTTTTTGAAACTGACTTGGGGTTTTTAGAATTACAGGCTACAAAATTAAGAGATGAGATAGAAGAACTTGATAAGAGGTATGAAAAAACTTTTGGATCAGCAGCAAAAAAAAGAGTCTTGGATAACCTTCAGGAATCAACCAAAGCTTTAAAAGATACCGAAGCACGAATAAAAGATTTAACGTCAACCACTGAAGCATTAAGCTTGGCACAAGATGATTCTTATTTAGATTTTGGCAAATGGTCGGATGGTATTAAAGATGCTTCAAAAGATATCATACAACTTACTGATGATGAAAAAGCGTTAATAAAATTTGAAAAAGATAAACTTGATGAACGTGTTTTAAACTGGAAGAAAAACCATGAGGACATTTATAAAGTTGTCCAGGGATTAAGTAAGGTTGTAGGCAACGAAACAATTTTAGCGATTGCAGAAGAAAAAAAGTTACTTGAAAAAAAGGCAGCAGATTTTAAATTAATCCATGAAGCTTCTTATAAGGTTACAAAAGACTTATCTAACCTTACAATAATAGATCAAGAAAAAGTTAATGCTGCTGTAATCAAAGGGCAAAAAGATATGCTCTTGGCAACAGGAACTTTCTTTGATGGTTTTAAAATCGGCATGAGTGATGCCCAAAAGCAGACTACCACTTGGGCAGAGCATGGTCAAAAAATGGCAGATACTATTTCCAGTGGAATGAGCAAGGCGTTTTCTGATTCTTTCTTTGCTATTATAAAAGGGGATTTTAAAGACATAGGGGATGCCTGGGAAACCCTTTTAAATAGTATGCTCAAAAACTTTACTGATATTTTGGGTCAGATGGCTACAGAATGGGCGTTAAAACAAATCTTTGGGTCCAATGGTTCAGGGGGTTTGATCGGAAGCCTTACCGGTGGATTGACAGGGGGAAGCGGTAGTGGTGGAGGTTTAAGTGGTTTAATTAAGTCTTTGCTTGGTGGTGGCAGTACTTCTGGTGCTGCAGCAAGTGCTGCAATTGCTGGCAACACAGCTTATAGTCTTGAAATAGGAAACGCCGGGATTATCGGTGGTGGGGGTTGGGGGGCTGGTGCAAGTGCTTCAGCTTCAGGATCAGGTTTCTTGTCAAGCGGTCTGGCTTCCGGTTTAGCAACGGCAGGGTTTACAGCTTTCGCCGGTTGGGTTATGAAAGGAATCCTTGAAGGGTTCCAGGCTCCTGGATGGTCAGAACTTCCTGCTATTGGGTTTGGTAAAAAAGGGTTCACATATCCAAAAGCGGTCGGGACAACTATTTATTCAGACGAATTCGGATTTGTTGCCGGGGCTGGTAACCTTGGTCTTGCTCCTGAAAAAGAAAACCAGATAACTCAGATGGTAGTTGATTATTTTGACGGGGTTTTTAATGAGCTTAACAAAATACCTGGGGTTGACTTAGCAAAGACCTTACCTGAAGCTTATTTTAAAAGTATCCAGGTTGATGAGAAGGGTCTTGATGTTGCTTTACAAAAATTATCTGATGAAGTCTTTGAAGATATAATAGATGCTCTTTTATTGTCCCTTCATCCTGAAGCCGGTAGCACGATTGAAAAGCAAAAGAGAATGACCAGCTTATCAAATTCGGGGTTGTATGGTTTAGAGGCATACGAGGCAGGGGTTGTGCAGCAGGGAAGCCCTATTTATAAAGAGTTCGATCAAGAGGTAAGCAATCTTGCAGGGGCTTTAAATTTAGATTTCTTCAAGCAGTTGGGTGGTGGTAATGTCCTTGCTGGCATTTTGGGATACGCAAAAGAATGGGAAGCACTTCAAGTTGTGGGTGGTTCTACTGGTGTTCCTTCGGGAAGCACAGGGGGTTCTACTGGAGGAAGCACTGGTGGTTCAACTGGAGGTAGTACAGGGGGTTCAAATGCTGGTCCTTCAGGTGGTGGCGCTGCAACGGTTGCAGGGACAGGTTCAGGGGCAGCAAGCAATCAATTATTAAATATAATGTCAAGTTATGGTTTGACAGGGAATACGAGTGCAGAAATATCAGCAGCTTTAGCAAATTGGGATAATTCAGAGATATTTCAAAAAGCTGCATGGTCGGAAGAGTTTGGTATTTCTCCGGCTCAAATAGCGCAAGATGTCAAGGCGTTACACTCCTACGGGTATGACCAGGGTGGGCTTATAGACAGTCTTATTGCTCCTGCAGATGATGGGTTGGCTTCAGTTCAAATGGGTGAAGGTGTTGTGTCTAAAAAAGGGATGGCAGCACTGGAAAGAATTAATAAAGGGGAAACAGGATTCCATATAGGTTCTTTGGTAACGATAAACGGAACGCTTGTTGCTGATGAAGATGTTTTTAATGAGTTTGTTGATAAAATAGAAGATCGGTTAACTCAATTAAGTAGGTGGGGAAGATGACTTGTCGATTCTTATATAATAACTTAATATCTGAAAGTATGTTTACTGTTTCTTCTGTCAGGACAGGACTTGTATCTAACGCCTTAAAAGACGGATCTGGTTCTGCAACAATAACAACAGCCGGCAATTATTCCGGAACGACTGACCTTGAATATCTTGTTCAGATTGATTCTATTGCCGGTGGTGCTGAAGTGGGTCAGGCTACGTTTAAATGGTCGGATGGTGGGGGTTCGTTCGATGCTTCTGGTGTTACCACTGATTCATCTCCAATCACGCTTAATAATGGTGTTACGATAGCTTTTACTTCAGGGACGGGTGCAGACTTTGTTGTGGGTGATAAGTGGTATTTTAAGGGCATAAACAATTTTTCTGCCGGTAAAATGGTTGATCTTAATCGGGACACAAGATACCGGAGTTCTGCTTTAGAAACACCGAACACGATCTTAATTGATTTTGGAACGGCACAGGCTATTGATAGTTTTGTTATTTACGATCATAATTTTACCAGTGGGGTTACCTTGACTTTAGAGGGGAACGCCACCGATGCCTGGGGTGGTCCTTCTTATAGTGAATCTGTTTCGTATGCTGCCGATAAAATCACTTTTTATCTTTCGTCTGCTCAAACTTACAGATACTTTAGATTAGAGGTAATAGATGCTGCAAACAGTGACGGGTATATCGAAATAGGAGAAATGTTTTTAGGGGCATATTTTGAACCGGCTCAGAACTTTTCTTTCGGGTCAGGCTCCAGGGGGACCAGGGCATTAATAGATAGGAACAAAAGTGCTTACGGTGTTGAGTTTAAACGCTTTTATAATTACCAGAAAATGTTTAATTATGCTTTTGAGAACATAACAGACATTGCAGATTTTCAGACAATGTTTGATGCTTTGGGTTCACGGTCTGCCGGGACGGTTGATGCTTTATTTTTTAATGAGGACTCAGAATCTTTAGCGAACACTTGGCTTGTTAGGCTTGAGGACTTACCTTACAGTCTTTCTCAAAACACGGAACGGTCAACCGTTTTAAGAATGGATGAGGTCTTAAAAAGTGTATAGGACCACTATAAATTTCCATGACAGGATAGAGAGAGGGGAAAAGCCTATTCCTTTTGTTTTGATAGAGACAGACATGGGAACCAGGGGTTATTCTGAAAGGCAGTTTTCTGATACCTGGGGGGAAACGAATCTTGCAGACGGTTCTGTAACGGCTGATGGATCAGAAACAGCAAACCCTGGGCTTGGCTTTTTAGAATATACGGCAAGGCTTCAATCTGTTTCAAGACCGACAAGGACTATTTCACCAAAGAAGTTAGGGCTTTTAATTGGATACACTCAGAAACAGCAAGCGACTTTAAGGGTTAAACTTGCTAATTATGATCTATATTTTTCAAAGCTTATTGCAAAGGAACCATTTATAACAAAGACTCTTTCAGTTTATGTCGGGTTCTCTGATCTTCCTTTTTCCGAAAGTCTTTTAGTCTTTAAAGGGAATATTGAAAACTTATCTTTAGATCAGAAAGTAATGACCCTTGAGGTTGTAGAAACATCTTTGAATACTGGTGTATTATTTACGTTAAACAGGGCATCAAGATATACTAATCCTTTGAATACTAATGATAGACTTCCGATTGTATACGGAGATTTAACGGACGGGACAACAGGGAATTATATTATACCATGTATTGATACTGTTAATTTTGTTTATTGTTTTGCAGACCATGCTGTTCTTTCTGTTGCTAATGGCAATTCTGTAAATGTCTATGCAAATGATGTTCTTGTCGATCCTGGGCAATATGTCTTTGATGAATCAAACGATTATGAAAGCGAAGGGATTATTGCCACAATAGATTTTACAGCAGATCAAACGAATAATGTTATTTCTATCAGGGGCAAAGGGAAGAATGACGGGGCAAGTTTAGTTGAAAACATAATTGATATTCTTGACGATTTTATGACAGTCCACAATTCTTATACTTCAGCCGATTTTGACACAACAAAGAAAGCAGCAGCAAGTGACATATTTTTGACAAAAAGTTATAAGGCAGCAGGGGCAATTGTTGATGACGAAAAGCTTTGGAATATTCTTCAGGACATGATGGCTTCATTTTTAGGCTCAATTTATCTTAATAGCCAAGGACTTTTTGCTTTAGACATAGAAAGCGAACCGGCTATATCGAACACTGCTGCAACAGTATCACAAAAAGACTTTAATTTAATGAGTGTTGAGCAAGAGAAGATTAGCTTAGTCAATCAGATACCGGCAAGCTACGCCTATAATTATAATATGATCGAATTTAATTCTCATACAGATGATACCACTTATGCCGATCTTGTATCTCAGTCAATTTACGGTGTTTCTACCACAACGAATTACTGGTTCAGGTGGTGCAGGGACACGACAAGCGTAAACGTCATGCAGGACATTATAACGAGTTTATACGGCAGACCAAAGTATCAGATTATAATTGAAGATTTAAGTTTAAAAAGAATTCATGCTGATGTTGGGGATTATTTGACGGTTTCGATAGATGAAGTGTTTGACGATTTTGGACGGGCGTATATTAATCAGTTTATGAAAATAGTATCAGTTCAACCGGACTTACAAAAACAAACCATTGTCTTTAGATTAGTGGACACTGATTCGTTTCTTTATATTGCGTATATTGCCGATGGGACATATTTACCAGACGGTTCAATAACAGCAGGGGCAAACAGGGATTTAACGGAGTATTAGGGGGTTTAAATGGCAGATCAGAGAATAATTTATACTGAAGAAATGGTTGGGGCTTCTCATCCAACAAAGGACGATACTTTAAACCGTCATGCTTTGATTGAACATGATAATGATGGGACGCATAAAGTTGTCAATACTGGATATGTTACTGTAGCTTCTCATGCAACCACAAGTGCGATATGGGCAGCAGCAGGGAACACTATTAATTTTACCGGAACGGAAACAATAACAGACTTTCCTGCTGCAACAAAAGCCGGTTCTATACGGACTTTAATTTGTGCCGGTGCTTGTATTTTTACTCATGCAGGGAATATTACGGTTCAGGGTGGGGCAACTTATACTGCCAGTGCAAACGATGAAGTCCAGGTAACGGCAATCACAACAAGCACTTTTAAGATAATGATAAAGAAACAAGCCGGTGCTGCTATACCTGGGGCGAATACTGACATCACTTCAATGACTGGCTTGGATGACGATGGGATTCCTTTAGCCAAAGTGGCTAATGCTGCAAGTGATGGAGCTAATAGTGACATAACTTCTTTAACAGGACTTACAAGTGCGGGAGCTTTACCAAGTCTTACTCCTGTCACTGATTCAGCAGCAAATTTTGCAGCTAATTTCACGGGTGCAAATTTATATGGTGGTACTTATATTGTAAATGTAACAGGTACTTGTCAGTTACCCGTAATGGCAGCAGGAATGAACTTCACCATTATAACACTCGGAGCAATAGAGGTTATAGTGGATACCAATGCTGCCGATGGTTACTTAATGGACGGCACGACAAACGCTGAAGGAAAGAACCTTACAAATCTTTCAACCGCTGGAGATATAGCGGTCTTTCAATATTACACAGCAGATGATTGGCTTATCACTACTAATGGGTGGACACCGGAGGCGTAAACTATGACTATTCAATTAGCCCATAAGGCGGTGCTATCAAGATTACGTGTCGCGGATCTTGTAGAAAGAGGGTACTGGTTTGGTGGACATGATAACACTAATCCTCTTACAGACACAGAAGAATATCTTTCTGATACATGGACTTCAAAAACAAACAACACAGCAGGTCATACAGGGAATGGCGCAGCCGCAACAACGATAAGTAATAAGGCTTACGTTGCAGGCGGTTCTTCTGGTGGCTCATTGAGTTATTGTGATGAGTATGATCCTGATTCATGGGCGGCAAAAACTAATATGCCGTCACCTCCAAGATTTTGGTTTAGGGCTGGTACGATAGCAAGCAAGGGCTATTATATTGCTGGGTGGAACCCATCTACTAATTTGCGGGATTGTGATGAGTATGATCCTGATTCATGGACCAATAAAACAGATATGCCGACGCCGGGGCGTCAAGGTATTGGGTTAGCTGTAATAACAGAAAAAATATACTCTTTTGGTGGTTATGACGGTAGTGCGGACGCCCTTCACGTTGATGAATATGTAGTTGATACGTGGACAGGGAAAACAGACATGACAGCGCCTGGACGGTCTGGTGCCGGGACAGCAACTATGAATTCAAAGGGGTATTCTGTTGGCGGTAGACACAGCACAACGACTAAAATGAGAGATACAGACGAATATACGCCTGATACTTGGGCGAATAAAACGGATTGTCCACTACCTGCAAGATGGTTTCCATCAATGGTCTCAATAGACGATAAATGCTATGTGGCATATGGCAATGACGGCGTAGGCCCAATGATAAAAGATTGTGACGAATATGTTGTTGACACTTGGACAGCTAAAACTGACGCACCTACCGCTGCAAGGTATGGGACAGCTTCTGCAACAATAGCTACATAAAGGAGGATCATGCTTAAAGAATTGTTAAATGACCATCAAACCGGGATGAGTGAGTTTCAAGACGATTACTTTGTAACAACCAGGGCCGGTGGAACAATGTATGGTCAATATAAACAGGCTCTACGGGAACTCTATAAGCGATTTAGGGGATTGAGAGAACTTACTTGTGATAATGAAAAATTACAGGTAGAAATTGAAGAACAAAAACATTTGTCTGAATCTGAAACAGACTTTAAAAAACGATATGCTGAAATTGAGTACAAAAGAAAATCCATGCAGATGGAAGAATCAAACAGGGTAATAAAAGACACCAAAAGGGAGTTTAAAAGATTTTACCAGCAAGCAGTATATTTAAAAAAACAAATAGGCGATTTGACAGATGAAAAAAGGAAACAACTCGACAAAGATATGTGGCTATACAAAATAAAAGAAATGACTTGTGTCGATTGGATATCAAAAGGCAGATTAGGCAATTCAACTTTTGAATTTATGAACTCATGCCCCCAAGATATGAAAAAAGATATTTTATCCAGTATTCAAGATCAAAAAGCATTGCTTGAGTGGTATGAAAACAAAGAGGAATATTTGATGCCGGAAGAATACAAACGGATTAAATTACCTGAAAATTTTAAATTACTGGTAGAGTAATGACAACAATAAAACAAGCACTAATACAATACTATTCATCTGGCACAGGTGGGCAGCAATGAAAAAGATTAAAGACTATTTAATAGAAGGCGGGTATTACCATTTTACTCAGTACGAACGTCTGTACGCCGATTGCATAGCTTGTTTCGGTCAGCCAGACAGCGTACAGCTTCAAATGGTTTCTATCGCCGTAAAAGAGAAATGCCCGAAGCCTTCAATCCATCCTGATACTTTAATCGCTGAAATCCTTAATCCAATGGGGTTGATAACAGGGGATGAATTAGTGGCGTGGCTTGCAGGGGATTGGTCAATGTTTAAAGCTCAAGGTTACGCAGACATTTTAAATCCTCCTGTACCTGATCTTGGTGAAATGAGAGAAATATCAGTTTATGAAGCAAGGCAAAGGATAAGAACACTCACAGGTATTCATCCCTTTGATATTTACGAAGATGATATGATTTTCAAGTTGATAAAACCAGAGATGATTAAACCTGTTTGTGTTGCCAATCCAGCAGACAGACGATTATATATTGAAGAAGCCCACGATTGCGATGACTTTGTTAATGAAACAACTGGATGGTTGTCAAGGTGGAACTATGGCAATCTGGTCTTTGGTAAAAGGTCTGATGTAATATTAAGGTATGAAGGGCAGGATATACTAAAACACGCAATCACTCATATCCTTGATGACAACATGGATCTATGGATGTATGATCCACAAGTAGAAACTTTTGTTTGGAAATATGGTGAGAATCCACCTTATTCCAAATATGATGAAATAAGAATTTTAAGGATGACAGTATGAATGGAACAGCTCATTGGCTGTATTGCAATAACGATCGGAGCTCTAGTGGTATGCTTACTAGTATGGGGAAACATTTTAGTTATATTTTGGGTATATGAAACCAGGCAAAATAGTAATAAAAGATACTAGTGTTCTACGTGGTCTAATGGAGTATAATTATGAGCCTCTTTTGGTTAATATTATATGCGCTATAGCTGATAAGTTTGGACTCAGAATGTCAGAGTCATACAGACCAAAGATGCACAGAAACGATCTACACGGCGTACGACCAGTAAGAGCGATAGACTTAACAGAATGGGTTTATTTAGAACCAAAAGAAATAGAGCGTTGGATTAACGATAACTGGGTATATGACTATGAGAGACCAACTATGAGAGTAGCTTTATTACATAAAACAAAAACCGGAGTTTTACATTTTCATATACAAGTGCACCAAAACACAAGGAGAACATTGTGAGTTACTTATTAAACGGAAAAGCTTACAGCGATACGCAGTTGCGGTCACTCTTTCAGGATTGCAGTTTGTGTAAAACCAGACGGAGAAAAGGTTATAAGATTCAGGGACAGCCAAGACCCAAAAGTGAAATGGGATTATGGAGACCCTGTTAACCTTCCCATAATCGGTGAAGTGGATCGAATGGATATAATTAATATAGTGATGTGATTATGAGATTATCAGAGAAACAGCAAATCTTTACAGCTTGTATAGGTAAACTTATCTTGTTTGCAAGCAGCAAAGAATACGGGCTTACACAAGGGGACGGATACCGTGATCCAAGAGTCTTTGGTGAAATGGGGGAAAAACGGAGTTACGCTTCAAAGAATTCTGTCCATAAGATAAGACTTGCACATGACTTTAATTTATTTGTTAAAGGTGAATTTATCTCAGACGGTGGTCATCCTGCCTGGTTAGAACTTGGAGAACATTGGGAATGTTTACATAAAGATGCAAGGTGGGGTGGAAGGTTCGATGACGCAAATCACTTCAGCTTTGAACATTGGGGTTGCAAATAATGTATTTTGATTTTATGCCATTAATTCCAATCGGTATTATAATAGGGGTAGGATTCACTTTAGTGTTTTGGGGTGTTATTGAATTGGTCTTATTCATAAAGGAGATTTAAATTGAGAGAACGTAGGCAGATTTCTAAAGTTGACAGGTTGATTACGTGGGGGTTTAATTTGGCAATTATTGGGCTGTTTTCAGTATGTGGGTTACTGTATGCTCAACAAAATAAGATCATTGATAAGCAAGATGATAAGATCAATTACAAGTACACGGAACTTTGTGATAAGTTAGATAAAAAGGTTGACAATGCTGTGTTGCTTGAGATGATTAAAACTATTAATGTTCAACAGGCAGTTGATATGAATAATTGGGAACGGCAAGAAAAGATGAATACTAAGGTTCTTGGCAACTTAGAAGAGCTTAATATGAATGTTATCTTGCTTAACGATAAATTGGAATTTATCAAAGAATAGGGGTGTCAAATGCTTAATATATTAAGTGCTGTTACAGGTGCAATTGATACGGTGGCAGATAAGTTTTTTGTAGATGCAGCAGACAAGGAAAAATTCAAACTCCAGGCTTTAAAGATGGCACAGGACGGGGAGTTTAGATCACAGGAAAACCAACTTAATGCGATCCTTGCCGAAGCAAAGAGTTCTGACCCTTGGACAAGCAGGGCAAGACCTTCTTTTTTGTATGTGATGTACTTATTAATCCTTTTCTCTTTGCCTATGGGGGTTCTTTCTGCTTTTAAGCCTGATATAGCAGTCCAGGTTGCCACAGGTATGCAGTCATGGTTAAGTGCGATACCAGATGGCTTATGGGGTGTATTCGGGGCAGGGTATCTTGGTTATGTTGGTGCAAGGGAGTATGGGAAAAGTAAATTAATAGGTAAATAAAATATAATATTATAATAATAACTTGACAATTTCTAAGAACGTCTATACATAAGGTATAGGCGTTTTTTTATTTTTAGGAAGGGGGTGGGAAAGTTGAAGTGTAAAAAGTGCGGTCATAAGTGGACACCAAGGGTTAAAAATCCGGTTCAATGTCCAAGTTGTAAAGGGATTCTAAAGCGGATGAAAGGAAAGAATAATGAAAAAGTCACATAGCTTTAATGAATTGTCGGATAAGGTTTGTCAAAGTCCAGGTTGTGAAAAAAAGATAAAGCAAAGGCTTGTATTAAAGAAAGCTGACTTTGATTATTGTTACAAACATTGGAGTGAAAAAGAATTTAAAAGGAGAAGGAATCTTGAATAAATTGTATTGGGCAGAGCATACGACAATAGAGCAGTTTGAAACGATAAGCCCCATAAGATGTTTACTTTCAGTTATTGGTATTCTTCTTCTTGGGGTTTTTGGTTTTGTGTTAATTGTAATCGGGTTGGGTTTATAATGTGTTATGGCAAAATAATATTTCATGGTCTTAATTGTCCTTATGAGGTTAAGAGTGGACCAAATTGGGGGGAATGTGAAAAACCAAAATGGGCTGTTTGCCCTGATAGCATACCGGACACAGAAGACGAAAGAATATATCCAGAAGAATCCTGAACGGTATGATCCAAAAAAGCATGAACATTTGTTTAGTAAGGAAGAAAGAAAAAACTTATCACAATCAATGAGGGGGTAAAATGTTGAGGAAAAAATTAATGGGAATTCAGGGGGAGTTAAAAGCCCCTAAGTCACAGGTTAATACTTTTGCTAAGAACAATTATAAGTATAGGAATCTTGAGGATATTTGCGAAGCATTAAAGCCTTTATTGATTAAACATGATGTTTCAATGACAATATCAGACGAGATTATAAATTTTGGTGAACGGTTTTATGTCAAGGCAACGGCAAGGCTTTTTGATGATAAGCACGAGATTATTGCAACAGCTTTTGCAAGGGAATCATTAACCAAGAAAGGGATGGACGAAAGCCAGATCACGGGGGCAAGTTCATCCTATGCCAGAAAATACTGCCTTAACGGTCTTTTCCTTATAGATGACACGAAGGATGCAGACTCAATGGATAACACGAAAAAGACAGGCAAATCTGATCCTTTCCTTGAAGAAATGAAAGGATATGCAACACATGAGAAAGATATATATTGGAAAGTCCTGGGGCAGAACGGGTTTAGCAAAGCAACAGATATACCAAAAAACAAACGATCTTTGATACTTGAAGAAATGGCAATATCATTGAGGGAAGCCAATGAATAAAAAAATAGAAGAATATATCGAAGAAAAGTGGGAAAAGTTTGAAGCCTTTAAATTAATGGCACTTGAGCAGGAAGCAGCTTGTTTGCTTTGTGAAAAAGCTATGGACTATTGGGGGAAAGAAGGAAGGAGAGCAAGGTTTGAAATAAGTGATAATTTTGAAGGGACTAATCTTAAACTTTTTATGGCAAAAGATGATACCATTGAAAAAGATGTTCAACTCTTTCTTGAATACTTTGACGTTTTGGTGAAATACAATGAAGGGTTTTTACCGGTAGGGTTTGACGAATATGTTTCTGGCAGATGGATACAATATCATTATTCTAACGGCAAGGCTAATATCTGGTTATTCTTTCATTATGATAAAGCAGAGTCCTGCAAGGTTGTCGGCACTGGTAAATTTAAGGAAGAAATGAAAAGAATTTGCGTTTAAGGGGGTTTTATGGGTGTTGAATTAACACAAAAACGATTAAAAGAGTTGTTCCTTTATGATCCTGAAACTGGTCTTTTTACAAGGCGTTATAGAATACTGTCAAGGGGCAGGGCATCAAAGATCGGTGTAACTGGGGTCTTTTATATTGATGCTATTGATAAGTGGGATGCTCAAATTAAGATAAATTATAAAAAACATAGATTGGGTCAATTTAAATCTAAACTGAAAGCTGTATCTGCAAGATGGGAAGCTGAAAAGAAATACAAATTTCCTGATTGTAGCACAAAATCAACAGCATATTTATACTTAAAAGAAAGGAATGTGGCATAATGGGAAAACATTGGTATAACGACATAGGGGAACCGGTTTATAGTGTTGAAAACGTAACTAAGGGGGGTTTAAGACCTACGACTCTAAGGGATGCCAAAAAGCTTAATTTGGTCCCTTCTGTAACGACAGTCATGGACGTATTAAGGAAACCGGCTTTAGAGATATGGAAAGAGAATCAAGTCCTTGAGTCTGCTCTTAGTTTAAAGCAGAAAAAGAAAGAAACAGACAAGGGGTTTATTAACCGGATAAGATACCATGCTAAAGAGATTTCCAGGACTTCAGCACAAGAGGGCAAGAACATTCATAAAGCTGTAGAAAAGAGCTTTTTAAATATCCTGCCTGATGAAAAATATTCATGGCTTGCTCATAGCACCAAAAGAAAGATACAGAAATACTTTAACAGGTATTCAGGATGGAAAGCTGAAACAACTTTCTATAATAAGCTTGGCTTTGGTGGCAGGACCGATATTACAAATGACAGGCTTGTTATCGATTTAAAGACAAAAGAAAAGTTCAAGTATACCAAGACGGGAAAGATCGTCAAAATGGCTTATGATGAACACGTTATGCAGCTTATAGCTTATGCTCATGGGGTGGATATGCCTGATGCAAGGCTTGTAAATGTTTTTGTTGAGTATTCGGGGGAGCTTGTCTTTCACGAATGGGACCAAGAGGACATAGAAAGGGGTTGGGAAATGTTCCTATCCTCTCTTAAAATGTGGCAACTTAAAAATAAGGTAAGCTAAATGATGTATTTAATTGAACTTTAAGGAAAAGGAAATGAAAATTTTCAGCGATAAATCAATCATAGAGCAAAATCAATGCACCATCAGTGATGGAAAAGAAAGACTGTGGGGATGGTTTGAATTAAGTTATGCCAGTTTTTTAGTTATTCCAAGAGTTTTGATGCACTCGATGCCCGATGATTGGCAGAACCAAATGGCTTCCTTGCTTGAAGAATATCAAGACACCTTTCCAAACCAACCTCATATCGGAACAAGAGTTCAAGCCACAAAAGATGAACCTTTATGTAAAGGAGACGCTTATGGACATTGAGTATCATTGTAAATGCGGGTGCATCTTAAAAAAAGAAGATTTGAGGACCGTATCAATGAAAACCCTGGGGTCAGGCAAGAAATACTCAGGCCTGATCTGCAAAGAGCACTATGAAGATGATGGAGTTGTTGTGAACCGGTATACATTTTGTCTTGATTGCGAAGGAAGGATAAAAAACAAAAGGGACGGATCCCCATCAAAGCGATGCAAAAAATGCGGGAAGGAGCATAACGCTAAGAGGGCAAAAAAAAGGAAAAGAAAGCTTATAAAAGAAAGGGAGGAAGCAAAAAAGAACGGAACACCAACCCCCAGGAGAAAGAAACGGGTATTGAGAAGAAAGTCAGATAAGAACAGGGCAGAGTATTGTGCCTGCTATTATGAGTGCCACATAGGAGGTAAGAGGCCCAGGTGTGCAACGTGTATGATGTTTGTACCGATATTCATGGGTGTGGACCCCGCTGCTATGTACCAGGTAATGTGGGGGAGGCCTTATGTCTAAAAAAATTGAGATCAGTGGAAAAGATGATTTATGGCTATGGTTTGGGCTTAGTTATGCCAGTTTTTTAACACTTCCAAGGGTTATGATGCATGCAATGCCTGATCTTTGGCAAAAACAAATGTCTATTTTATTAAAAGAGTATGATGAGATGTTTCCTAACCAGCCCAGGCTTGGCACAAGAGTTCAAGCCACAAAAGATGGCAAGCTTACCAAAATGCCAGAGTTTTTAAAAAATTATAGACATCCTCATCATGAAAAAATTGACGAGATGAAAGGATAAAAAAATGAAAGAGCATCCAATTTTATTCAAACCGGACAAGGTTTTCAGGCTTATAAATAAAAACTAAATTCATCAAAAATTAAACTTTTTTTAAACTATTTTCTAACATATTGATTTTATTAGATATCTTTTTTAACTTTTTTAAAGAAAAGATTTGACATAGTCTCCTGATAGGTGTAATATAATAACCATGAGTGAGAGAAAAAACATAAAAAAAGGAGACAACAGCATGGAAAAAGCACTTAAAAGAATAGGGAAAGAATGGGAAGCAAATGGACATCATAGAATATATTTCAATGCTGTGAAATTTGCTGGAGTTGAAATCAATCGCTACAATGCAAATTATTACAATAATAAGAACTTTGCTGTTTGGTATGATTGTAATTCTGAGAGATTTGAATTTAGAGCTGATGGTGTTGAGGACGATGCATTGAGAGCAATTGAAAATATTAAAACTGCCATCTAAGGAGAGACGCTATGAAAAAAAGACAATTCGGAATTTTTTACAAAGACGATTCATTCTCAACCACCCCGATCGAAACAGGGACAGAGGGAGAAATCGCAAATTTATGGAAACATTATGGAATTCGTCAATTGGAGTTAAAAATCAGGCCTTTGGATGATATTTTTGGAAACAGAGACGAATGGATGCTTGCGTATAATTCTAACACCGGAAAACCTTTGAATCAACTTGTTTGTATAGGCTATTAAAATGAAACCATCAAAAATCAAACAAGCCCGGCTAACCCTGGGCTTCACCCAACAGAAAATATCAGGTATCATGGGAATTCATATCAAACTCTGGCAAAAATGGGAACAGGGAAGTCAAGGTATATCAGCAGCACCCGCAATGTTTTTGAGACTAATATTGGTTTTGGCTAAAATGGGGATACTTGAGAAATGCTTAAAAAGGATTGAAAATGACAACACCAAAAAGCTTTAAAAAATCTAACAAAAGAGGTAGAATAATAAGGGTTTGTAAAAAATCAATAGCATCGGAAGCTATTGGGAAACTTCAAAAAAATACCGATACATTTATTTTGACATTCGGTCAATTTTCTTTGATTGATACACTCACATCTATTTTAGATCAAACCGGACCGGCCCATGTAACAATAAGCACATGGACGGCTGCCAATGCCGATCTTGAGAGATCGGCCAGCCTCATGGCCTCATCTGAAATTCTGTCGTTACGAATGATAGTTGATAATTTTTTTAAAACACGCCAGCCCAAGTATTTTTATCACATGATAAATTTATTTGGGTCAAATAGTATCAGGCAGATGAAAACACATGCAAAATTTATTATTGTCCAAAATGATCAATGGAATATTGTTGTTCGAACATCCATGAATTTAAATAAAAATCCACGCCTCGAAAATATAGAAATATCTGAGAATAAAGATTTTACGGATTTTTTTAATAAAATTGTGGACGAAATTTTTAATGAAATAAAACCAAATGAGGTAAAAAAAAGTATTCTTGATCTTAAAAATACAGAAGAACAAAGTTTATTTAAAGAAGTTTCAGCAAATTTCATCAAGAGGAGTAGTTTAAATGAGCCAAGATTTAGCCACGAAATTAAAGAAAAGTAGCTTATTGAAAGCCGGTAAGATGGTCGATGGTAAAACTCCAAGGGGAATTATAGAGCAATTATCGAAACAGATCGCAAGGTGTGATGAAGCCTCAAGGAGAATTGAAGAAGAGGGGATTGTTGTCCGGGACATGAAGGGATCTGTAATCGCACACCCCGCTATTAAGATTGAGATTGCAGCGGGTAAGATTATCGCTGATCTTGTGAGGATGTATGGAAGATCCGGAGTAATTGAACTTTAAGGAAAAGGAAAATAAAAATGCTTAATCCTTTTAAAAAAGAACGCTTCATAGTTTGGCACAATGATACTGCTGATCGTGTGATTGTTGAAAGAAATTGGTTCCAACGGTTGTTGTATCCTATTTGTTTTGCAACATGTACCGAGACCATGAAGTCAAGTCAGATTAAAATAAAAATAGATTCTGCTGAAAAGTTTGTTGAGCATATAAAATCACATCTTGCCGATGATGAATATGTCGTTTGTAAGATATGTGGAAAATCCGTTGAAGAAATATATATAGATTCAACTAACTAATATATATAATTTAAAGGCATAATAATGGCAGTTGAAATAATATTAGATTCAAAGCAAAGGCAAACATACTGCTTAACGCTTATAAACCAGACTAAGATTGACGGGTCAAAGACTCTTGTTCTGAAGAATACCGACAAAAGCCCTACGGTCAGACAGCAAAGACTATGGTTCCTTTGGTGCAGCGAAATAGCTGTATCAGGCTTGGGTCAGGATGATGATAAGAACTCGGTACATATAAGGGCTAAATGGCAGTTTGTGATGCCTATATTAAGACGGGATAGTGATATGTTCAGGCAGATATATGACGGCTTTATGGATACTGTAAAGCATTTACCTGACAGGGCAGAAAAATGTCAGGAGTTTGCCCGGGATTGGATCAGCACCAAGAAACTAAACCGGCTACAAAAGGCAGAGAGCTTGAGAGAATTACAACTGTTTTGGACAGGGCAAGGGGCGTGGTTGACTGATCCTTCTTTGCAAGGTCTGGAACATTATGGATTTAAGAAGGGGGAGTTGTGAAAATAAGCCTTTTGACTGATGCCCCATTGGCTCTCGACTTCGCAAGGCCAATAATATTGCTGCTACGGACAAGCCGCACAACATATTGAAAAAGCACTTGACGAATATATCAAACAGAAAAGCGGCATAACGCCGCCAATAAAAAGATGAAGATAGGTATCGCTTCGCTCACTACTTATCTTTGCATTGGTCCGATAGGAGGTAGTTCATGAGCATTGAAAAAGAATATGAATGTGAGACAAAGAATAGTCCATTTCTAATACGTCTTACAAAAAACAAAAAAATTAAATCTATTAATTATACAGAAGAGTTTAAACTATGGCGTGAAAAACGGACTAATAAAGTTGATGCAGATCGATGTTCTT